AGCAACCTACACAAGACAATCAACTTACGCAGATGGAGATACCATAACTGCGGCACATACGAATGATGAGTTTGACCAACTCTTAGCTGCTTTCGCATCAAGTTCAGGACACACTCACGATGGTACAGCAGCAGAAGGTGGACCTATTACATCATTATTAGGTAACACACTTACTTTTGGTGCAGCTACTGCAGGTACAGACATTACGATTACCTTTGACGGTGAGACTAATGACGGTGTACTTAAATGGATGGAAGACGAAGACTACTTTGAGTTTTCAGACGACATACTTGTAGCATCTACAGAAAAACTACAGTTCCGTGATACCGCCATATACATTAACTCATCCACGGATGGTCAACTAGATCTCGTAGCTGATACAGAAATACAGATAGCTGCAACAACTATAGACATAAATGGTGCAGTCGTTGCTAGTGGTGAAATTGCTGCAGCGTCTTTAGACATTTCAGGAGACATAGACGTTGATGGTACATCAAACCTTGACATAGTTGACATTGACGGTGCAGTTAATATTGCTGCTGAAGTAACGATTGCTTCTACAAACAAAATACTTTTTAATGATTCTAGTCAGTTTATTCAAGGCTCTAGTGCAACAGTTTTATCTATTGCAGCAACAGACGAGATTGATCTAACAGCTACATCTATTGATATAAATGGTGCAGTAGATGTGTCCAGTACATTAGCTACAGGAGGTTTATATACTGCAGGTGCAGGTATTACTTCTACTGCTTCAGCTAACACATTAGGTGCTACATCATTTAATGACGCTGACATTACTAATGTAGGAAGCATTGCACTAGATACCATTACTTCTGATGCAACAGACATAACAGTAGATGCTGCAGGAGATATTATACTTGATGCTGGTGGAGCTAATGTACTTATCAAAGACGATGGAACAACTGTACTAGACATAAATAATTCTTCTAGTGATGTTAATTTAACAGTTTCTGTTGCTGATAAAAACTTTGCTATTAAAGGTACAGATGGATCAAGTGCAATTACTGCATTAGACATTGATATGGCTCTTGCTGGTAAAGCTACATTCAGTGGTGACGTTGTTGTAACAGGTGATCTAACTATATCAGGTGATGACTTAGTTATGGGTACTAACACAGACAGTATGCTTCTTATTGCTGATGGTACAAACTTTAATCCTACTGCTGTATCTTCTTTATCAGAAATAAGTACTGCTGCTAATGATGATGTCTTTTTAGCTATTGATACATCTGGTGGTGGACTTAAAAAAATTACTAGAAGTACTGTTCTTGCTGGTACTGGTTCAAGTGATGATCTGGCTAACGTAGTAGAAGATACTACCCCACAATTAGGCGGCAACTTAGATACTAATTCACACAACATACTAATAGATGACGCACACTTTATTGGTGATGAAAGTGGTAATGAACAAATTATATTTCAAACAACAGGTTCAGCAGTAAATCAATTTGATGTTACTAATGCGGCATCAGGTAGTGGACCACAATTATCAGCTACAGGTAGTGATTCTAATATTGACTTAAACCTTTTAGCTAAAGGCACAGGCCACGTAACTGTTAAAGGTAATACTAACTCAGGTGCTATACAGTTTAATTGTGAGTCAAACTCACACGGTCAAATATTAATAGCTCAACCTCACTCAGCCGCGGTAACTAACACTTTAACACTCCCTGCTGGTGCTAGTTCAACTCTTGTTTCACTTGTGTCAACAGACACATTAACAAATAAAACTTTTGGCGATAACACTAGCTTTGGTGATAATAATATTACAAATGTAGGTGATATTGCATTAGATTCTATTAGTGCTGACGGTACAGATATTAATGTGGCTGTGTCAGATAACTCAGCTACAGCCTTTACAATTAAACAAGGGTCAGATGCTTACCTTATAATTGATACTGGTAACAGCAGTGAGTCTGTATCTATTGGTACAGGTATATCTGGTACAGCCATTACATTAGGACACAGCACTTCAGAAGTAACAGTAGCAGATAACCTTACAGTTGCAGGTAATTTTACTGTTAGCGGTACAAGTACTACAGTTGATACAACTAACTTAACCGTTACAGATCCACTCGTTAAGTATGGACAAGGTAGTACAGGTACTTCAGTTGACCAAGGCTTTATTGTTACGCGTGGAGATGGTTCAAGTAGTAACACAGCAAACAGAGGCTTTATTTGGGATGAGTCTGCAGATGAGTTTGCAACCATTGCAGCTAACACAGAAGATGGATCTACTGCAGGTAACGTAACTATAAATGACTACGCACCTTTACACGTAGGAGCAATAACAGCAGACGATAACTCTACATTCTCAGGTAATATAGATGTAGACGGCACAGCAAATTTAGATGTAGTTGATATAGACGGTGCTGTAGATATGGCAACCACTTTAACTCTTGCAGGAAATGCAGATTTTAATGGTGACCTAGACGTAGACGGTACAACCAACCTAGACGTTGTAGATATAGACGGTGCTGTGGATATGGCATCTACATTAACAGTTAATGATAGTGTTACTTTTGTAAGCTCTGGTGCATCAAAACCAGTTCTAACTATAAAAAATACTAATGCTGATGCTAACCCTCCTTCTATTACATTTCAAAAAGATAGCTCTTCTCCTGCAGATAATGACGAAGTTGCAAACATCAACTTTTATGGAGATGACGATGGGGGTGCTGTTGCTGCATATGCTAATTTAAAAGTAGTTTCTACAGATGTTTCTAATGGTAGTGAAGATGGTAAAATGACCATAAGAACTATGACAGCAGGAACACTAACAGATACTTTAGTACTAGAAAGTGGTGCTACTACTGTTTCTGGAACTCTTACCGCAGGTGGTACTGCTGTATTTACTAACTTAGATATTTCTGGTGACGTTGATGTTGATGGTACACTAGAGACAGATGCACTTACAGTTGCAGGTGTTGCAGCAAAAGTTGCAGGTAAAGAAACAATTTGGGTTCCTGCATCAGCTATGCAACCTACTACTTCTAATGGGTGTTCTGCTCTTACTACAGTAGAAACAACATCAGGTAGACCTGATATGGTTGTATTAGACTTTGATAAAGATAGTGATGAATTTGCACAATTTAGTGTAGCGTTTCCTAAATCTTGGAACGAAGGCACTGTAACTTTTCAATACTTTTGGTCAGGGCTTGCGGCTACTACAGGTGTAACACTAGGGCTACAAGGTGTAGCTGTAGGAGATAATGATACTATAGATGTAGCCTATGGTACAGCAGTATTAGTAGATGATGACGCTCAAGGTGCAGTAGAAGAAATGTTAGTATCAGCAGAAAGTGGTGCTATTACTATTGCAGGTTCACCAGCAGTAGATCAACTTTGTTACTTTAGAGTATTTAGAGATGTATCAGCATCAAACGATGATATGGCAGGAGACTGTAGGTTACACGGCATTAAAGTATTTTTCACTACAGATGCAGCAAATGACGCATAAGGAATATTAATGACTAGTTTTGGTTATAATACATTAGGCTTTGGTGGTTATACTTCTCGTGGCGTAGCCGCATCGTTTTTAATTATTGGAGGCGGTGGCGGTGCTGGAGGTGGAGGCGGCCTTGGCGGTGGAGGCGGAGGCGGTGGTGGCGGCTTTATTTCTACTACTGGAACGCTTACACTTGATTCACATTCTGTTACTGTAGGTGCAGGTGGTTCTGGTGGAAGTAATACTGGAACAGGAAGTGTTGGCGGTAACTCTGTATTTTTTGGCAGCACTGCAATAGGCGGTGGTGCTGGTGCTGGAGCAGGTGCAGCAGAACAAGGTGGAACAGGTGGTTCTGGTGGTGGTTCTGCAACTAATTCAAGTGGAACAACTGCTGGTGGAGCAGCAACAACAAATCAAGGTAACGCAGGCGGTACAGCTACTTCTTCAACAACATTTCAAGTTGGTGCTGGTGGAGGTGGTGCAGGAGCAGTAGGTGCTAATGGCTCAACTTCTTCTGGTACAGCTACAGGTGGTGCTGGTGGTGCTGGTACAGCAAGTTCAATAACTGGCTCATCAGTTACATATGCTGGTGGTGGTGGAGGTGGCGGAGACAATCGTGTCTCTGTAACTTATGGCGCAGCAGGATCTGGAGGCGGTGGTGTAGCTAGTAATGATACAACAGGCGCAGCAGGAGGCACTAACTTAGGTGGCGGTGGCGGTAATGGTAAAACTAATGGTGGGGCTGGTGGCTCTGGTGTAGTAATAATATCTTACGCTGGTGACCAACAATTTTCTGGAGGAACCATATCAACCTCTGGTGGAAACACTATTCACACGTTTACTGCATCAGGAAGTTTAGTACCAGCGGTTGCTGCTGATATACTCTTAGTTGCTGGTGGAGGCGGAGGAGGTGCGTCTTCGTGGTCAAATCAAAGATCAGGCGGTGGCGGAGCAGGAGGTATGCTAGAAAGCACTGGCGTTAAATGGCTTGGAAATATAGATTATACAGTAACAGTTGGTGCTGGTGGCACATCTACTGCCACTGGTGGTTCTGGTGGTCAGGGTACTAATGGCGGTGATACTACACTTGCTGGTGGTCCATTAGTTGCTGCTGTTGGAGGTGGTGGCGGTGGTACAGCATACGATGCTCCAACTGTTGGAGGTAGCGGTGGTGGTGGTCCTGTTGATAACGACCCTGCTTCTGTGCCTGGAGCAGCAGGAACGTCAGGGCAAGGAAACGCTGGTGGTAATGCTACCTCATATGCTGCAAACACATCAACTAGTGCTGGAGGTGGTGGCGGTAAATCTGCTGTTGGCTCAAATGGTTCTGGTGGTACAGGCGGTGACGGTGGTGCAGGTAAAGCAAACTCAATTACAGGTTCTTCTGTAACTTACGCTGGAGGTGGCGGAGGTGCTGGTGGAACAGCCGCTAGTAATGGTGGCGCAGGTGGCGGAGGTGCTGGTGCTACAGGAAATGGTGTTGATGGAACAGCAGGAACAGCAAACACTGGTGGTGGTGGTGGCGGTGCAGCCACAGAAAATTCAAGCGGTGGAAATCACGTTGGTGGTGCTGGCGGTTCTGGAATTGCTATAATTTCATATGCAGGAGATAAAAGATTTACTGGAGGAACTGTTACATCTTCTGGGGGAAATACAATACATAGTTTTACATCTTCAGGAACTTTAGCACACGGTACAACTTACAGTGCTGACTTCTTAGTCATTGCTGGCGGTGGTGGCGGAGGTGGTGCATTTAGAGCAGGTGGAGGTGGTGCAGGTGGCTACAGAAATTCATTTAATAGTGAAGCCTCTGGTGGCGGTGGCTCATCTGAATCTGCATTAACACTTACTCACGCAACTCAATATACTGTTACTGTTGGTGCAGGTGGTGGCGGCAACGCTAACGACCAAGGATCAGATGGTTCTAATAGTGTAATATCTGGCTCAGATATAACAGACATTACTTCAACTGGAGGCGGTGGAGGTGGTGCTTGGGAAGGATCTGATGGTAGGACTGGTGGTTCAGGTGGCGGTGGCGCAGGTACTAGTGGCGATTCTACTGCGGCTGGAAGCGGAACATCAAATCAAGGTTATGCTGGTGGTGCTGGTTCTACAAATGCAAGTACACAATGTGGAGGTGGCGGTGGTGGTGCTGCTGGTGTTGGTCAACCTGGTGGTGGCGGAGGAACTAATGGAGATGGTGGTAATGGTTTAGCCTCATCTATTACAGGTTCGTCAGTTACTCGTGGCGGCGGTGGTGGTGCTGGTGCATACGATGGTGGTAATAATACACCTCAAGGTGGTTCTGGCGGTGGTGCTGTTGGTCGTTTTGGGGCTTCACCTTATATAGCTGGTGCAAATGGTACTGCTAATACAGGTGGAGGAGGCGGTGGTTCATCTGGTAAAGTCAGTGACAATCCAACTGCTGGAGGAACAGGTGGTTCAGGCGTAGTCATAATAAGAATACCAACAATCCGTTACACAGGCACAACAACAGGTTCACCAACGGTAAGTACATCAGGCACTGATACAATAATGGTATTTAATTCAAGCGGTACATATACGGCATAGAATATAAGGAAAAATAAAATGGCACATTATGCAAAAGTTAAAGACGGAAAAGTACTACAGGTAGTTGTTGCAGAGCAAGATGTTCTAAGCCACCTTGGTGCAGGATATGGAGAATCTTGGATTCAAACTTCTTTTAATACAAGAGGTGGAAAGCATTATGGCCCAGATGGTAATGAAGATGAAGGAACACCTTTAAGAGCAAACTATGCTGGTGTTGGTTTTACTTATGACATTAATCACGATGTTTTTTATGAGCCACAGCCATATGCATCTTGGATTCTAAATAGTACAACATATTTATGGGAAGCTCCTGTGGCTCATCCAAGTGACGGAAAACATTATACTTGGGATGAAGACAGTAAAAACTGGGTTGAACCGTGAGTAAAGAACAAAACAACAGTTGGCATCTTAGTAAGTCCGTACCTGTAACACTTATAGTAGCACTTGTACTACAAGCAGCCGCCATCGTGTGGACTGTATCACAGATGCAATCAAGTATAGCAGCAAATGCTGACAACCTCATACGATTAGAAACACGAACAGAAAAGCTAGAACTAGCTGTACAAAGTCAAGCTGTAGCTTTAGCACGAATAGATGAGAACATAAAAGCAATACGAACTCACGTAGAGCGTATAGCATCTAAAGATTAAGGATTATATAAATGGCTATGAAGTTTGCTGGTTTTTCTCCAGAACAATATCAACTACTTGCTCAAAAACTAGGTGCGCCGCCAAACGCACAGCAAGATGAGTTAGATTTATTTTTTGCTTCTAGTCCTGGTGCTGCAGCAAAGATGGGTAGATATACTGAAGTTGCGCGTCAAATGGTTGAAGGTAAGCCAATTAACATGGCTAATGGTGGTTTTGTATTTCCTAGAAAAGCTCCTACCGTTAACACAAATAGATTAAATCAAAAAGACAATCCTGAGTATTCTGAGTCAATAGTTGATATGCAAGCTGCACAAGTTGCTAAAATGCAAAATCAATTTCCTTTACCTGAAGAAAGAGAAAGACGTTTTCAGACAGGAGGAACCGCCACAAGTGATGCTTTAAATAAAGCACAACAAGCATACGCTGATGCTTTAGCTGCACAACAAGCTGCGAGAGAAGCACAGGCCGCCGACCCTACAGATGAATCTTTAGTAACTGCTGTAACTAATGCTGATGCAAGAGTAGTTGCAGCCAATGAAGCAGTATCTAATGCGTCCGACGCATTTAAACAAGTAGAGATGGATACTCCTGCTGAGTTAATTCAAAAAACACAAAAGGACCCTAAATCTTTAGTTACTAAGTCAGATGTTGCTACTACAACAGATGAACAAAAAACAGCAGGGACAATGGACCCTACTGCAGGAGATGCAGGCACTGCTGAAACAGCAGAAACAACGACAGGAACTACTACAGAAGCTACCTCTCCAACGGCAACACCTGCGGCTGTAGCTGATGCGATAAAATCACAGACAGATGTAAAAGAAGTTACGGATGCTACTACTGCAGCAGAGGGAACAGTATCTGATGAAGCCCAGGTTGATGCTGCCACTATGGATACATCTGAAGCAGGTACGCTAGATGTAGAAGCAGCACAAATAGATGAACCTACAACTGTTGCTGATACTCCAGACAGAGAAGTAGAAGACGATGAATTGA